GTTTCGTCTTTGAGATTATCAATGGCCATTATATCCATATCTCTAATACCCTTCTTGTACTTCTCGAGGAGTTCATCGAGTCGTCTTTCAAAGGCACGGTAGTAGTCATTATTAAGGTTGTATTCTTGCTCTTTTCCAAAGAATCGAGTAGATTTGGGGAACCCAGGGACGGGTTTGAGTACATGGGGATAACCGGGGCTAGTGTTTCGAGGTAGGGGTCCGAGATCATATTCAGGGCAACCTAATATTGCTTCAAGTCGAGTAAGTTTCCGACGATCAACGTCGTTGTGTGATTCTTTCTCCATATCAACAAGTATTTGGTCACAGATGTCTTCAAGGATTTGTTGGTCCACGTTAAGTCTAGCTTTACCTAGTTTCTTAACGTTATGGTTCCATGGATCAACCATTTCACCATTGAACAGGGTGGGCCGTAGAGGAGCGGGGGCTTCCTGGGCTAGGAAGAATGTGTTATAGAAGACACTGCGGCGGAAAGTGGTGTTCATATTCATAGGCACAGCTTGTGGTACAGTATGTAGGGTTGTAAACTGTCCATCACCAACTTGAAGTACACTGTTTGGCTTTTCTTCATCAATGTCCATATCAACAACAAACTTCTTGTCAAAAGAGTCGATTGCAGCTTCGATAGAGGAACGATAGATAGCTTCAGCATAGGCAGCGAGAACTTCAGTGGTGCTTCCAGAAACGTGGATTCCAAAGATCCTGACAGGACCCATGGTTGGAGTTTCGAGAGCAAGGATGCTTCCACAGTCACCAGGCTTGGTTTTGGCCGGATATTGGTAACTGTTTTTAGGAGCATAATCTTGTCCCATGGCATCAGTATAAACTGGACTGTGGTTAGTATTGCGGGTTACTTTAGATAAAATTCGAGAATCGACACCGTCGACTCGGGCTTTATACAGGGCGCCTCTTATATTGCGTCCTACACGAGAGTGTTCATCGAAATCAGCTATAAACTTGATAATGTTGAATCGGCTAGGGATGGCTACATCGAGATGATCGTAGTCCATGTATCCGAGCATAATATCTTGCATACCTTCGCAGGGTTTACATCGGTTGAGAATTTCTAGGAAGTGTTTGGCCTTGAGTCGGTGTTCAACGTTGACTCCAGATCCTCCAGTTTGTTGAATAATAAAGGTGGCTTCATCGTACTGTTTTCCATAAGTGAGGGAATTCTTTTGGACTTGAGCACGAATGTGTTTGTGAATTAGGAAGAAACGGTCTTTAACAAAGAGGATTGAGCTGACGCGATGATGTGTACCTACATCGTCAAGCGGTTCATGGAGGGCGTAGGAGTTCTTGGAGATAATCTTAGTGAGAATGTCATTGCCGCAGTCATCTAATCCTTCTGCACCTTGGGGTTTAGTAGGGCGGAAGGCAGGGACTTTGTGAGTGGGTCGGTGGAAACGTCCTTTTCCTTGGATAGATTCAGGTTCCGTAGAATCGTCATCTTTCTTGGGAGTAACAACTTGACAGGTGAGTAGGCGGGCTTTAACAAATTCAATATTCTCCTCAGAGGAGTGTTCGGGGTTAACAAGTTCGAGAGCGAGGTCATTTAAATATTCTTGATCCATTACAATGTTCCATTTTCGACGGGGTTTGTCGGGTGGTTTAGAAGAATTTTCGAAATATTGAGAAATGTAAGTGATGGCAATTCCAAGAATACCACCTCCAGCTATAAGCATATAGAGAGTGGAGTTTTCAAGGACGTGGGTTTTGAATGTGTTCCAGGTTTTCATGATCCAGGAATCACGGAGGGTTACGTTGTAGAGGAATTCAGTCCATTCGACAAATTTCCTTTTGATATAACTTACATAAGATTCGTTGTGGGCAGGGATAATAACATTATAAAATACTCGGTCAAACTTGAGATCGTTGATTAATACATCGCGTCTAACATCAGCAATAAACTGATTATAACAGTCAGCTTCATCAATTTCACAAACGGTAGTAAATTTTTCACCATATTCCTGGAAGTAGGCAAGCCAAACTTCAACAGCAGTAGCTCTAGGGAATTGGGTAGGGTCAATAATATTACTAAAAGTATAAATACTTTTTATTTCGTTATAGAAAAGTCCGAAAGCTTCATGTTTTCTCATGAAGAAATTACGATTGTTTACACGGTCGAGAAAATCGCGGAGATGGGATCGATTAATCAGAGACATCATTTCAATGCCTTTTCTAAGGGCTTCGAGATGTTCTTCTTTGTCGTAATCATCAACTCCATATTGTTCTATATAATCTCCAAGGGACGAGTCTTCAGAAACAGAGAGTCTGTCGACGGGTTCCATATCAATATCAGCGGTGGTAGATTGTGGTTCAAGAGGGGGTTTTTCCTTCTTTTGGAAGAGTTTTTCTCCTTCGTGGGTAATAGCCATGAGATTGTTTTCGACATCGGTTTTAGCCATAAGTCTTACTTTCTCTAGGATTGTGCGTTGCTGATCATATTGGATTTTATTAAGTTCAATAGATCGGATAGTGTGATCAACGACTTGATACCAGGACATAGGGGCTCCGACATAACTCACATTCCCTTCATCGTCGTAGTGGACTCTTTGGTACATGTGGGTGTCTGGCAGAATATTAATTCGTCCGGTCTCATCATAATCGA